CGACTAGCGGATCATCTTGCAGCGAAACACTAATGCCAGTTAGATCTTCACCGGGCACGTATTCCCTCATTTCAGCCAATCCCTTTCTTTTATACAACTTCCATTTTGACATTGTTTCTCCTTGTACTAACTAAACGCTAACTTAAAAGTTGCACTCTAATCGCGTACATTAGCAATTTTGCAAACAAAATGCAAACTTACACGCTAACTAATGTTGCCGCTTAACTGCATTCTTTTCTGCGTTTACTTTTCTGTCCACCCCTCTTGAATCGCTCCTGCGTGGTTCCGATGCGCAGCCCCGGTTATGGCATGTAGCCTGGAGGCGCATATGGCATATAACCATCTGTGTAGTCCTGTGGCATAGCAATCACCCCCTTCACTCTTTGCTCTCGACGGGTGAAATTCTGTATTTGGCTTGTAGTGCCCTTGCTACCAGCGCCCTTGTTGTAGCGACGTATCCATCAGCAGATCCACACTTCGCGCAATGGTATTTATCAAGGCCGACGCAGAACGACGGCCCAACTCCTTGCACCGTTGGTGCATGAGCTGTGGAGTGGGAGAGCCTGACTGAGGATCGGGTGTAGGCTTGGTTGTCCACTCTCCCCCTCCATTAGTTTCCTCTTGCCGAAAAAGAATCACTCAGAAGTACCCTTCAACAATGTGCTACCCAACACAGGCTCAAAGGAACTGACTGTCTCGTCTGGAATTACGGGAGGCGTTTTTACTTCATCGCCCCACACCCAAGGATCCCCTTCTTTAAGAGCCTTACCATACCCTCTCTCTTCCGCAACATTAACAAGAAGATCACGCATGGCTAGCGGTTGGCCAAATCCTGGCTTGTCGAATTTCCAAGCTCCCATCTGTCTACACTTGTTGACAATTTGTCTACGACCATCACTTCGCACTGTCGTTTGCCTTTAATATCTTGCCAGCCAACTCGCTTGCTAGTAGCTTGCGCACGGTTACGTCGCTCAAGTCTGGCCTGCGATTGGATCTTGAAGTCACCTTGTAAAACTCTTCGATGACCTCTCTTAACATGCTTAATCGGCTAGATCTATCCATCGCCATCCTTTGGCCACTTATAGGTCTCTGAAACGTAATAATCCTTGTTGATAAACACGTACAGGTGCGATGTTCCGTCAGGGTCTGGTGCAGCCCACTGGAACCCTACAATTTGACACCCAGCGGGTACTGCAACATCCCCCACGTCGTCAGTGGACTCGATCTTAATAACTTCGCTTGCGTCAATTTCTGTCAGCGGGTCGGTGCAATCAAACACGTGCAACTCCCATTCTTGTGTCGGTGTGTTGCTCATTCCCCTCCCTTAAACAACCTTTAGTAACATAAGCATCCAGGCGATATACGTAGCAACTGCTAGCGCCGCTATAGCTTTACCAAAGATGACATCGGTTTCCCCTTCGTACCCAAAACCCCACTGATAGGTAGTTATCTCGCCCTCAGCATCGTAAGACACATCACCCTGTACAGAGTACGCGCCTTGCTCGTAGTAATAGGTATCGTCCGTGTAATAAGAGCCATCATAGGTATATGTATCAACCGATTCGTCATAGGTGTATGTATCGTCAGTGTCGTCAGTGCTAAGGGTTAAGATGATGAACGCCGACATCGCGGCAATGATCAAGAAAAGAGCTATTACCCCGCACACCTTGACTGTTTTCACTTACTCTGCATGCCTTCCTTTACGTTGTACGTCTTACGATCCCTGAACTCTGCCTGTTTGCCTTCGTTCCAGTTTTCTACTGGCCTTAAAAAGCTTCTCTGCTGGAATTACCGCGCCATTCTCAAGGACTAAGTTACCGTCTTGGTCTTCTTCGTAATTCAAAAATACCTCCAAACCTTTAATAAGAATTTCGCTATTAAAGGTTGCTTATTAGTACGGCAAAAACATACAAGAGACCGACGCTACGGAACTCGTTAAGCGGGTAAATAAGTGGGTAGAGACGGCGTCATATATCGTCATATAAAACCTTATGTCCGCAGCCGTGGCGGGTTTATGGCGGGTTTTGTCTTCGGCGTAATTCATACTTCCTCCACAACCAACACAGCAGCTTAGACAGCAGAAGGCCCAGGGCTATCCCTATAAGCCCACACACGGCTATTAGGGACAGCCCCATAACTAGCGACCAGATCATCAATATCCACCTATCCCCTCAGCATATGAAGGTGTGGCGCTTCCGTTAGGGTTCGCAACACCAACGATCTTGTATTGCAAGATGCCGGTGTCGTCCTCATCGGATAGCTGTACCCATTCGTCGCCATCGAGGTAGATAATCGCCCTGAGCGCCCCACATACAGAGTCAAGTACCAACTCTTCCGGGGCCTCGCCTTTACGCTGCAATCGCACGTTGCGCAGTAGTGTGACACAACTCTCTAGGTCGCCCGCGTATGCTTCACTCGGATCGTAGTATTCCCAAACACTACCATCGCTCCAGCGTTTCGCTAGGTATGCTAGTGTGTGGAACGGGTAGCCAGCAGGTTTATCTTCAAAGCCCTTTCGTGCCAGCCAATCCACTAGGTACTCGTCTTTGTACTCGTATGGAACCGTCCAGCCGTCAGCGTTATAATCCCCGCGCCACTTGTCTATTTCCCCAGTGCGCACAATATGCAGGGATAGCTCTGTATCTTCCCATTGTCTGTCACGCGCAGCCTCTGCTTGGCGTGATTCGGACAAACTGGCAAACAGATCTGCCTTAGACTCATAAAGCGCACCCCCTGTCCGCGAGTAGCAAACATCGACCTCGTCAACTACCCCAAAGCCAGCCTCGCCTTCGCTGTCATAGTCAATGACCATAACTTCAAGCGCTTTGCCGCTTAGTCTCTTCATCGCCCGCAGGCACGGCTTCTCTTCTGGAATAATATCCAATCCGTTAATCTCTACGCGGTAAACCTCTGTGTAATCGGCTTTTAGCTCACTCGGCTGTTTATCATTAAGGATTGCGTAAGAGATGATTAGATAACCCTGTAGCTTACTGCGCCAAATGAATGCATTAGTATCATCTGGTGCAGCCGGATCGCGGTCTTTGTAGCCAAGCGGGGTGTATACATATGACACAAACCGCTCGACCTCTTTTAGTGTTCCCGCTTCCCGTGCGTTAGTGATATACTCAGCCTCGTAGCTAACATCCACGTTCGCAGGCCATAGATACTTAATGCTATACGCTTTTTCTTCTTCGGTAACCGTGTATCCCAGCATTTCGCGGAATGACAGGTAAGTCTTTACCTGTCCTAGCTGAGATTGTATGTATAACCAGCGTTGCTCTTCCCTCTCAAACGCCTCACGCTCTGAGGGGATAGCAGCCAGTAACTTGCGCCACGATGGGTTCGAAGTAGAAAGTATTTGATCAAGATCGCCTAAAACATTACCGGCCATCACCCAAGCATCTTCTACCGTGACCTTGGTATAATCAATGACATACCCCTCATCGGTCTCTTCCATAAAGCTGTTCTTCAAGAAAAGATCCCAAGCAGCTTCAATTTGGCGCGATGTCCATTTCTGGGTGCGTCCTTTATCGACAAAGATGTCATAGCCGCTTTGCACACAACCAAACAATCCGGCAAGCAATGCCAGAAGTAAGACAAGTATGGTAATCCTTCTCATCGCAGACCACCCCCTAAAAGCAGGTCAGTTACTGCGTCCATGCCACCGCCTTCGTAGGCTTCAATGATTGCTTCCTGTAGATCGAACGGTAAGCCGCTCCATACAGAAAGCGCGTTAATGGAATCGAATTCTAGAAGTTCTTCGTAACGGTTGTCCGGTTCTTTTTTAAGCTCTTTGAGAACGCTCTCGCCAACCTTGTTGATTGCCGCTTGGTTGGCTACTTGCCAGCGCTTAGTCTCTTCTGCTGCCTCTACGGGACTCATACCGGCATCACCTAAGCAAGTCGGCTCGTAGAGCTGGGCATAGATAAGGTCAACGGCTAGCGAGCTATCCCTGAACACATCGCCAAGGGAAATGTAAAACAGCGGATCAGAGTAAAACTCACGATAGATCTCACGGCTAGCCACCTTCATCTCACCCGAAATACGGTGAACCATATCGGCCACTTTGTAGTACTGGTCGGCGTCAATCTCTAACACGCCGCCTATATCAGTCTTCTTGATCGAGTCAAGCGCAGCGGCTGCATCAAATCCCCAATAGCGTAGCGCTATCTTCCTTATCCTGGTTAAATAGGAATGAGACAAGAATGATATTTCATCCACTTCTACGCAGTTTGTATACATCTCGTTCCATAGTTCACAGTCATACCACCAGGCAAGCGGGAAGCTCTGGAACGAGTGCATTATCTCATGCCTGGTTACTTGAGGAACGCCCAAGATCCAGTCGTAGCCCAACGCCTCTTCGCACAACCCCATTCTGCGCTCAGGCTTAGTCCCGTCTTTAAGCGGCATTGCCGATCCTGACGTCAACCAGCCCCAAGACTGTATTGGGCCATAGTAAAGTTTCTCTGGCATTAGCTCGTCATATCCCCACCAAGGAAGTCCAAGGACATCGGCAAGGGTAAACTGCTCATCCCCCCAGGGAACTGGCTCAAACAACGATGAAACGTCCAGCGACTCTTGTGCTACGCCAACGAGGTGTTCTTGTAACACCCTTAGCCCTTCGGTCTCGCCATCCCCGTACCATAGCCAGTCTAACGCCCTTATAAAGCTGTCTTTAAGAAAGACGTCAATCTTGTTAAACTCTTCCCAGGATAGCTCAACCCGCTTTTGCTTGTATTCGTCCGCAGAGATATAGCCAGATACCCACCCCGCATACACCTTTGGGAAGGCCGGTGATTCCTCGGCTAAGTACACCCTACCACTGGCGTAGTCAATGACCGCTTCGCCGTCGTGGATAGAGTATTCGGTGTAAATCACAGTTACGTGCTTTCCTTCTTGTGGGGGGACACCCTCTGATACCGCACGCGGCATTATCCACTCACGGACTACAGACCCCTCACCCCATAGGACAACTCTGGAAGCGCCGCCCTCGTGTCTTGACTCGGTCGTGTCTAGCCACTCATAAAGCTCTTTCACTCTTTCCAAGGGATCGTCTTCTGCGTTGAACTGATTGAAGTCCCGCAAGAAAAATGGTAGCTCATCACGGGTCATATCATGCCCAACAAACTCATCGTAGTAGCTTTGCTCAACCCCAGTTGCGAGTGCGTCTGGAACTTCCTTTTGAGAAACCCCGAATAGAACAACGGCTCCGACTAGGGCAAAGATAACCAGACTTGCAATTTTGGTCTTCATCTTATCGCCCCTTTTCGTCTGTGTACTAAATCCAACAATCCGGGGCCTTTAAGGCACTCGTCTAAGGGCTTCAACTATCCTTCGCGCTGCTCCACCGTCACCGTATGGGTTGCCGTGTTTCGACATACTTTCGTATACAGCTTCATACTTCAACACGCTCACGGCTTCTTGTACAATGTCTTCTGGGTCAGTTCCTACAAGCCGCGCCATGCCTGCCTTTAGTCCCTCTACCCGCTCTGTCTTATCGCGCAAGACCAATGTGGGTATATCAAGCGCCGCAGCGTCCTCTTGTATACCGCCTGAATCAGTTAGAATTAGCTCTGCCTTACTCATTAGGTGTGCAAAAGAGATATAATCAACAGGGTCAATAAGATGTATCCCCATCATCCCTTCTAGCTTGCTATAAACCTTCTGTTTCACCCTTGGGTTTGGGTGTACCGGCCAAACAATATCATGCTCTATCCATCTGCTTAGCTTTTCTAATCCTCGGCAGATCCTGTCCAAGCCATCGTCAAAGTTTTCGCGCCTATGTGCTGTAACTAAGACAAACTTCTTGTATGGATACGTCTTGGCTGGCATTTGCGTTAGGGCATAATACAGCGCATCTATCTCCGTATTGCCTGTGACCCTAATAGCGCCTTTTACGTTCTCCTCTTCTAGGTTTGCCTTAGCTTGGTCTGTTGGGGCGCACAGTAAAGTAGCGATGTGATCAATCATCACTCTATTGCCTTCTTCAGGATAGGGTGCGGTTAAGTCATGTGTTCTTAACCCCGCTTCAACGTGTATTACTGGCGTTTGCGTCAAATACCCCGCCAAAGCTCCGGCAAAAGCAGATTGTGCATCACCCTGTACAATGACACCATCATAGGCCCCTAAAAGGATGTCTTGTAAGCCCTCTAACGCTCTATGAGTAACCGATAGAGGGGTTTGCGTATCGGTCATCACATCTAGGTCAAAGTCCACCTTACCTAGAGCCAAAGTGCCCTGCAGTAAATCCCTGTGTTGGCCAGTGCAAACAAGAACGGGTTCTATGTCATCTGTCTTGCGCATTTCCTTTACTACGGGCGCAAGTTTTATGGCTTCCGGCCTCGTTCCGTATACAACTAAATACTTACTCATACCAATCAATCCAAGGAACATGCTTCAACGATTCATCGCCTTCTCTAAACCGCTTCTCTACCCACCATATACGGTCTCGATCTACAATCCCGTGCATCATTGCCTTTACTTCGGGAAATTTTTCAAACTTTCGCCAGCGCCCTTCTGCCCAATTTCTCTGATATATCTTCCGATACTGTTCGGATTCGATTATTCCCCTTTGTGGTCGTTCATCAACCGATATGTGTTGTGCGGGAAAGGCAGGCGTAAATGCAACGCTTCGAGGAAAAGCATGGTAAAGCCGCCAGAAGAACGGCACATGTTCTGACATCTTTAAGTGAGTATCCCACCTCACTTGCTCAAAGATTTCTCGCTTTGCAACAAAGAAATTCAGCACACAATCACAATCTATCCAGGGAATGCCGTCTGTTTCTTTCCAGGATTCCCCTGGCTCAGGGGCTTCCACCTTGTATAATATGCCGCTTTCGCCAAGGTATAAACGTAGATGCCAGCGCCGCTCTGCTTTATTAGGAAGCGCGCCTCCAACAAGCTTTACTTCATCGTTTTTGCTTAGGATGTTAATGGGTATAGAAATGTCTGTATCCGGGCCGACAAAGATATCGTCATCTGTAAGGAACACATACTCTTCATCTTGCAGGGCATCTATTCCGGCATTTCTTCCAGCCGACAAACCAGAATCAAAGGGCAACCGGATAACCGAATGTCCTCTATCTATCAGATCATCGTAGAATGCTGTTTGCGTATCACTGATGTCGCCAGAATCATCTACCACATACAGCCTGAACGGTGCATGAATATACTGAAAGATGTTTTTTACACACTTTCGGATAACCTTTTCTCTTAGAAACGTCTTAATCACTATAGCCAGCATTGCCCCCCCTTTTGACTAAGTAATGCGTCGGGAAAAGGTTCATGCTGTTCTGGTACATACGGGTACATCTTTTGAGGATATGGCAAGCGATTGTTTTGCTGAATAGCTCCTGGTGCTAAAGGCACGGTGCCATCGCTAACGCTATCCCACCACTGGCTCAAAAGGTCTTTATATTTACGCCCCAGTAGGTCCATCACAAACTGGGTTAAATCGATAGGCTTAGGGTCCAGCTGTTGCCACATAGAATAATACTCTCGTATAAATAACCGTTCAGGTGACTTGACACAAACATTCACAAACAAAGGCTTTTCCACCGCAAGCCGCCTATTATTAACCCGATCTATCAAGTCAATTGAGTGCTTATCCAATCCTTCACCAGCTCGCACCAAAATGGGGTGAAACGTCATGTATGGCGAGTACTCCCATTCTCCGCGATAGCTATAGTAATCCCTATATAGCTTGACACATCGAGACACCAACGTAATGTCTTCTTCTGGTAAATCGTCTATGGCCTTTGTTAATCTGTCTTTATAGAAAAACTGGTCGCCATCTACGGTAAGTAGCCAGTCACCATGCGCGATTGCCGCAGCTTTGAGCCTCTTTTGGTCTACCGCATGAATCTTTCTATCATATATATAATGAAATGGCACATCTAAGCTTTTTGTAACGTCACGTATAATATCTGGCGTTCCATCAGTTGATGAGTCCACAATGCAGTACTCGTCCACTATTCCCGCAACGCTTCTCAAGGCCCCCTCAATGGTCGTTTCTTCGTTGTAAACAGCTGTAATTGCTGAAATCATCGCACTCCTTGGTTGTATCGACAGGGAAGCAGGTATTTCCCTTTTATGCCCAAAAACGAGAATATCTCGTCTTGCCCTTCCTTGGTGTTTAGCTTGTCCATACCATATAGCTGTATATGCCCTGGGTGTCTACCGATTAGGTGCAAAACCTTGTCATAATACTCATCATAGTACATCTCTATCGCGGCTTGCTTGCTAGGTGTAATGATCTTTGGATACTTTGGATAACAATCATCCCATACGGGATCAAGCTTCCAGTAAGACCCATCATGTCGCATCCAGTGGTTACGTCCTTGGGTCTTGTGCATATAAGAATCAACGGTCTCTTCCTTGTCGCGGATAAGGGCTATTACTTTAGTTCCAATGGTCTCTCTAAGCAGTGTTGTGAGATATGGCAGCCAAAAGAAACCGACCTCACCTACAAGGCCGCTTTCAGGTCGTGCGTCAAACCCCGCTATCCGCATCTGCAAAAGCCCATCATCCACAATCCACGGGAGCAAGGGCCTAGATTCGTGTTCTACATAGGAATCTTCTTGAGCGTTAAGTAGCTTTTGTAAACTAACCGTGCCACAACGGCCCGTGCCAACGCCTATCACTAATTTCTTGCACATTGCGCCTCCTAATATCTAATCTCTTCATAGAGGCACATACAGACCGCGATAAGCGCCCACGTCAATGTCCCTGGTAAAAAGATAATATAGCTCACCCACCAGGGCGCAATGAAAGACTTAGGATCCTTTAAAAACACAAGCAAGACACCTCCACAACAACGGAACAAACGACCACCAGGGCATACCATCCTCCTACTCTTCCGCAAATAATTGTTCCATCAAGCTCCGGTTTCCAATCTCGCCCTCTCTCACCTTTGACAGCAACCCCGCTATGGCGTCAGGGTCGACTACACCAAGATCAGCCAGGTTCATCAACGCCTGAGATAGTGATTGGAATGCCGTTGCTTCCTTATTCAGTCGATCAGCTTCCTTGACATCGCCGTCTAACTCTTCCTCGCGGCTTGGAGTTTCGAGGGAGTTAAACTCAATCTCATAGGAAAGCTCTTGCCCTCTTTTGCCAATAGTGTCGGTCGCCAACACCAAATTAATTAACTTGCGAAGGGCGGGCTCGACATAGTTTCGTTGCCGAGCAGCAATAAACTCGTAATACCGCCGCAGATCGGACTCTGAAGAAGCCAACACCCCCGCTTGCGCACCTAGAAGGCTGGCGCGGTTAATCTGTGTCGCCGCAGACGCTAGATCCCATACAAAGTCCACAAACCATTTGAGCGAACCCGGGCTATTACTCACCGTTGATACACTCTCGTTTTCACCCATGACTAACATAGAAAGTGAGTTAATGCGGGTCTCAAGCTCTTCCATGAACTCCAAGCGCTTCTCAGCACCCTCATTGAGTTGCTGGCTGGTCACTACGCGCGTGGCCATGTTGTAGGCCATCTGCCCAAGACTCCACACGGTATTCTCGACCACCTGCACAACAGACCAGATGGGAGTGAAGAACGACAACCCCCAACTGCTCTTAATGCGCGGACGAGTTTGGAAGTGAATCATGCGCGAGGCGTCTACTGTAATCTCTTTATCGCCCTGCTTGATCACATAAGCTTTGGGATTCCCGTAATTAGGGCTGTTAGCGTCAGCCTCTAGTTCGATACCCGTAAAACGATCATCGCGCGAAATGTTCTCAAGGTATAGAATCTCTTTTATCTTATCTGGCTCTACCGGGGTTGTAGGATCAGCTACACCCTTGCCGGCGGCTTGTATACCCATGCCAATTAAACCGTCGCCGTATACAACCTCATCAAACAGCGCATGCTGAAACGACTGCTTAGCGTGAAGCTGTTCAAGGTACTGCTGTACGGCATATGCTAGGTCGTCATCCGGAGGGGTAAATTCTATGTTGAACCAATTCTTAACTGGCTCTTCACTCATTACATTGGCAATTCGACGACAAAACCAAATGCCCTCCACCATCGTAGACAGTTGGTTTGGTTCCCACTGTGTAGCAGCAAAGGGTAATTGATTAGCTAGGGGGTCACTCGTTCCCATCTGTGAACCGGAGGGGATATATATACCCGCATCCGTCCTTATCCGACGCGCTTTATTGGCCTGCCCACGCAATGATTCCAAGCTCATTTGTCCCCCTCCCTACACTTAACAGTTAGCGCCGTAGCCTCGATGTGACCATATACTTGTCTAGCCCACTTTTATTCATTTTCATAAGTGCCGTTAATAACCATACAAGTGCGTCGAGTCTATTTGGACTATGTGAACTATATGGTGTCCAGCCACACAATTCAGCCTCAAGGTCATCAAAACTACCCACATGGTGAACCTTACCTTGCTCGTATAAATTAGCTATTGGCTCTGCCCGTACAGCCTTGCCGCGCGAAGCCCGCACCTTTTCAATTCTAGGTTTTAGCATGTCGCCCCAGTCTGCTGCGTCAAGGTTGGCAACAACCAAATCACCGCCAAAGTTGACCTCAGGTATGATCAAATCAACATCGTATAATCGGCACGCGTGCATAACAACCTCAGCCCACTGCTTAGGTGAATAGCGATTAGTTAAATCTTTTAAGATGTACGCCTCTTTGTCGTTGGTCACACCGCCTACAATGATTCCCACTTCATCAGCCGATGGATCATTTGAGCCAGATGGGTCTATACCGATGCCGACTCGCACTAGCTTGTGTTTCGGCACTTCTTGAACACGATAAGGGTCAATCATCTCCCTAGTCCAAAGCGCACCGGGTACTTCTTCTATATCCTCCGCCATGATCTCCTGCAAGAAAGCAGTTGAGGTCATATCCGCCCTACTACCCTCAATGGCCTCAGAAGAAATATATGGATTATCATAGCTTGTGAAGTGAAAACGCTCCCAGCGCGGATCGTCTTTAACGGCCTTCCAGAGCTTGGCTGCATGTAACGGGTCACGCGCCTTACTGGTTGACCGCGACCGAAGGCTTGGTGGTGTATACACAAAGACCGCGTCACCATTGTTGTCTAGCAACATCGGCGCTCCCACTTCAGCCCAGGCCGTCTCGTCCATCAGTTGATACTCATCGAAAATTATAAGATCCCCGTAGTCGCCACGAAGACCATCAGCGTTCCAGGCTGTCTTTGCTCTTATACGCTGTTCGCTGCCTAGCAATTCGATTGTGTGCACCGTCTCATTCTTAACGAACACGCCCTCGTTAATGGGATCAGCCAATGCCCGGCTAACCTCAAACCAAAAGCGCTGTAGCTGCTCACTCGTGGGAACCGCATACAAGACACGCGCTCCCCGTAAGAAGCTCTCCACAGCCAATACAGATGTTCCCACTGTCTTTCCAGATCTTCGGCCAGCCCGGATAATCTTGCGTTTAGCCGTAGACGTGATGAATTTACGTTGTTTCTTGTGAGGTTCCCTGAGCCTGATTATCAGCGTCTTCTCCATATACCACCTTTAGCTTTACAGGCCCCCCAACAGCTATGTCCCTCTTGTCTTTCCACCCGTGGTTGTTCTTGAGGTCAAATATGTATCCTGTGGTAGATCCATCGCCATCTAACATGTGTACAACCTTGTTTGCTTCAATCCGCTGCTTCGCCTTTTTTATAGTCACAGAAAACTCTTCCCTCATTTGATATTCTCGCAATCCCTCTGTAGTCAGATCCAGCCATACCGCTATCCCTTGGATTGTATATGGCTCTGGCTTTGGCACATCAACCAGAACCTTCTTTCCGCTTTGCGTAACAACTTCTTTCACTACACGGCCATCACACTTACGGAAATACGCCTCTATAGCTTCACTCATACTATCGACTGTCTCATATTTCCGAGGGCGGCCTATAGGATTTGATTGCTTTTTCTTAGGCATTGGCTATCGTCCTTACGCGGATCTAATTTGATGCTCACTTGTTCCCCCTACTCGGACGAAAATGATTGGCCACCTTTGGCGGCAATAAGCTCATCATTGCCCCACATTCAGGGCACGGCAGCTCTTTTGGTATTTCGCCACCGAATTTCGCTAGTTCAGCCTCATCGAATGTCACCTTGTACGGTGGTTCGCCACACACCGGACATAGGTAGTGCCTTGTCTTCATCCTAACTAGCCTTAACTTCCCTCTAGCCACAATGCTTCTTTGACCTCATCGGGCACATTTGCTGTAGCAACAATCTTCCCTTTGTGGTGATATCGTCCACCATTGTCTTTCGTCCAACCATCAAGCGGGTTCTCAAGCACAGGCTCGTCGTATACAAGCAAATTCTCCATCTTGATATAGGAATCAATCGCGCTTTTGTTCCATGCCTTTAGAATAGGCTCAGTCGAGATGTTCTCGTTTTTGTATACAGTTTCTAGCCTGCTTTCCCCGGCCACTAAAACAACCTGAATTTCCTCTAAATCGAAAATCTGCTTGTCGTAAGCATCAATCGGATCTAACCCAAACCGCGCCCGGATCTGCTCCATGTACTGAATTCTCTTCTTGTCCTGTGGGTTAGCTGTAAATATAGTCGGCAACACAAACCGCCCGCGAAAGTAGCGTTTAACTAGGTGTAACAAGACTAATGATCGAGGATCCCCCGTAAATTCTACAGCCACTTCGGTTAAATCACGCGCCGTCATAATTGCTGATAGGTCTTCCCAAAAATTCTGTATCAGCATTGTTCGTTGCTCTTGCGATATATTTGTCTCCATCTCGCCCCCTTTATTGTGATATTCTTGCCCGGCTGCCAAATACAATGCTTCAAGTAGCTTGGGGTTTTCCTTTTCCAAAATTTCAGGCAATACCTTCCAGCAAAAATACTCGGCCTCGAGACCGCTCCCGAAGCCTAAGTGTTTGGCCAGGATGTTCCACTTGTTGTTGTTCAAGGGATATAATTGCTCTAGTTCCTCAAAGAGTTTGGATATTTTTAGGCCATCCACCCTAACGTCATTTTCTAATAGCTGTTCCACTAACAGGCTTTGGCCTAACTCTTCCGAGAAAACCCTTACCCGCTTCACGCGATGCTGCCTCGACCAGCCTTGCAAGCGTGTTGAAAGATCAGATCGGTATAGTCAACGTCCTCAATCTCGTTATCCATCATGCCGTGATCTAGGGATATTTCTTTGCTTTGTGGCAGTGTTCGCCTTTTGCGCCTGTCTTCCGCTTTGTATACAAACGAAGGAATTAAAAACGGCGAGGCTATAACCACGCCGTATCGGTTTATCGTTCGCGCCCAGTTTCGCGCCAAGTTTGTTGACCATTTACGCAAATTGTCCAGGCACTCTTTGTCACCTGCAGGATCATCTACATCAATTGGATATCGGAAGTATTGTTCAAACCGTGGAAGATACACGAAGATACGAACAAGCGCATCTTGCAGCGCCTGTTCGCCATCTTCTCGTGACCGCGTGACCTTCATTACTACTCGGGTAATATCGCCCTTGAGCAGCGCAATTAGCTTATCTACCGCCTCCGGGTCACGCCGCTGTGCTCGGACTAACAATGCCCTTACATTCTCCATTCTGTTCCCTGCCCTTAAAACACAAACGCCCCCAAGGGTCTTCACCCCTTGAGGACGGAGCCTAGCTCTAGCCCATACGTTACCACTATATCACAAAACTAAGGCAAAGTCAAATCAGGATACGTGGCTAAGCTTTATAATCTGGCCCTTTGCCAAACATCCCGTAGTCCCTATATGCCAACCCATAATCATATGTCCAGCTATATCCATCTCGATGTAACCGTAACCAAGCTCTTTACAAGCCGCTATTACAGCCATTTCACCAGCGCAAAAATGATCAACTGGAGCTATGTTAGCCGGCAACGGAATCATCACGTCGGGCGTGTTCGATTCCGCCGGTTGACCGTCACGCACGGTTATTATTACATGACAGTCGGGCCATTCACGAATCAGCCCTATCAACGCTTCCTGTTCCTTGGTAAGCTGGCTCAAGTCTATGAGATTCATGTTCCGCCTTTAACCAATCTTCGATAAAGATACCGTAAGGATATCCGCTAATATCAACCGCCCTGTATTGGTCTTTTGCAATATGTAATCCTCTGATCATCTTATTAACCGCTATCTGGAAGCCATGCCCTTTCGCTGCCCGACAAACAGCAATATCTTCGCCTTGTGGGTGCGGACCAAACCGCAGCCCCCATGAGAATATTTCGCGGCGGAATAACGCAGCACCACCACCACCAACAGTATCGCAAAAAACCAATGCTGTCTTTGGGTGTCGTTTAGGATGGTTGTACTTGCCTGGAGATGTCTCGTACATGTAGTTGTGGAACTTGCCCTGACAATGCGGGTGTTGAACATCGGCGGCAAGAATGCCTATACTCCCATGCTTAATGATGCTAGTCAGCGATTTAGGATCATCAGACAACGCCAGCTCTGGAAGGATAACATCTGAATCCCAAAACAGTAGATAATCGCCATCTGTTTTGAGAAATTCATCGACAATCATATTGCGCAAAATGGCTAGCTCTGCCTTGTCATTACTAGGATTCACGCCCGGCAACCCCCTCTCTCTTTCTGTCACCCGGTAATGCTTATAGCCAAAATCATGCTTTAAGATTGTCGCTTGTGCGTCTACAGCAAACTCCTTCAATAGATCCGATGTACTATCAATGCTATCATTTTCTAGAAATATATAAGCAATGTCAAGGGGTGATGCATTATGCGCTATGCGCAAGTGATCTAAGTAATCGGGCAAAATCCAAGCCCTGTCTCGTATTGGCGCTGCTATAACAACTTTTTCAGCCGTTGCCATAATCCTCCTGGTTGCTTAACTGGCAATTCTAATTTACGCGCTTCTTTGACTAAGGAAGTCAAATCTACGCCAAAGCAAGCTTGGGACTGTTCGAATAAAACCTCTCGGCTTTCAGGCGACATGTATTTCAGCTTGTCATCTATGCCTATCGTTGCCAGTAATCCACCAACCCATAGCCTGCCCCGTACATCCGGGGAGAACGATACATCCGAGCCCACCAATTGTGGACAAATCAATAGCTTGTAAGTATAAACCTTTTTGCCCTTATGCGAGATTACTAATTTGTAGCTATAGCTGTACCCAACCCGTCTCATCTTTTCTGGTATGTGAATGGCTCCCTTAGTTGATACGCGCATGACGCCCCTCCCAGTTATGGATACCTAAAATGGGGCCGCTGTCCATAATAGCGCCAAGATCAAAGATCTGTATAGACTTAGCCTGGCCACTAAAGCGTTTGTTCCACTTTTGCGCTGCATTGCGTGCATTGCTAACCAACAACAGAAAATGCTCCGCTTCGTCTGGAAAGTATTTAATGAACCTTGATAACCGTGTTTGTGACTTGGGGTCCATCCACCCCTTCACTTCAATCCAATACTGGGTCGGCTCTAACTCTTCCAGCACTCGTAGCCATGCTTGCTTAGATTTGTTCGGATCCTGCCAAGGCGTAAGGTCAATCCTAAAATCTGGGGTATAACTTCGTGTTCCCCTCTTAACTGGAAACGTAAACTCCCTCGGCTCATACTCCCACGGAATCCTATAGTGTTTAAACAGCCGCGCTAAATTGGCTTCAGCTTGTGACCTAAAAAATTGGCCGTCAAGATCTGCCCTTTTACCGACCGTTGATCGTGACTGAGGATGTTGATATGTCTTGCGTTGATATGTTACAACCATCACGCCCCCAAAAGTTCACTACGTATTTCTTCGGAACTCATTGGCGTCGTGTCAGTATCTCCTCTATTTCGATCTTCTACGGTCTGAACAGAAAAGATCACATCTGTAGCATCTTCCTTTTCGGCAAAGAAATCACATCCAGCCGCCATGTTTTCTGCACGATTAAAGTTCTGCGTGTATACAGATATGATTTTGTTGTGCTTTCGGCACACCCAAACAGGAGCCTCTTGCAAAACCATGTCGATTGCCTCAGTGCCCTTGACGTTGATCACGCCTAAACGATGGTGGTCAGTCAACTTCCAGCTATGCTTGCAATCGTAGCAATTGCGTGATAGTGGGGTTTCTGGCTCATCATCAAACTGGGTGTATTCATGATCTTGTGCTGGAGCCTCAAAAGTGCCCGCGCGGGCACTTTTCTCCTCCAGAGTAACCTCAGGCTCATTGTATTCTTCAACCTCTTCTGGTTCTTTGCGTGGCTTAGGAGTCAAATCTTGCCTAAATTGTCTGGTGGTGTACGCCGGCTTGCTCGACGGATTCTCCCTGTATTCTGCAACGCGCCTTTGCGCTACTTGCAGCGCAGCTATGGGGTCATTTGCATCAAGCGCCTCAAAAAAGAATCTCTTGGACAATGCCGGGAAGTCTCTTGCCATCCTGAGATTGTTATCCCTCAGCAAATGTCCAATTCTAGACATCTTCTTTGCTGAGTCAAGAGCCACCGTTCTTGTTCCCGCCTTCTGGGCTTCTAGATTGTATTGGTCGATAAACGCAGTCAGCCCACGCTCATCGGCGTGGCTTGCGCAAATAACACACTGCGCCTCGAAGGATCCGTCCTCATACTCTAGCATTGTCCGAAATAGCTCACGCTTCTCATCTGGTGAAAAGTCATAAACATGTTGGTATACAAACTCTAGTGGATCAGACAACCCGCGCTCTGAAAGTGATACCCGCTGAATTTCCGCGACAGTGTCGCTCATTTGTTCCCCCCTTAAAGCTATTGTCTATCGATAATCTTCTCTATTTCCTTAAGCATTATGATCTGTGATATATTGCGTTTCTTCCTCCGTTTTTGTTCTTTAATAGACCATTTCTGTACAGCACTATTTATCGCCTCAGTTTCATAACCCAACCGTTCTCGTAAGAAACTGATCACCTCAGCCGCCATTTTAAATGCAACTAAATCTACCTTTTGCTCCTTATTTCTGCGCAGCATAGCCTCCCTCCACAATCACATCGATCATCATTGCGTCTATTGACTCAATGTCCTCTAACCATTGTACTTCCCCCATCGTCTTGCCAACCCTGATGGCCGTCCCACCCATCTTGACGAGATCGCCAAGTTCGTCATCCGTCGCCTTTAAAACATGCACATCGCCAGCGGTATCATAAAATAGCCACCTCCACTGGCGAGGACTCGTAAGACCCAAATCCTTTATAGCATGCCTAATATCCGTAGCCGTCTGGCCTTCCCGCCAATCAATGTCGGCCTCTTGCGCCTGCTTGTATAGGCTGATCAAGTTCATGGCTCGGCGAGTATCCCATCCGCGCGACTCTGAATACTCTTTGAAGCTCGCCGCTTCAGGGTCCAATGCTAAGTAGTTATCGTCCTTCCAAAGCTCGTATAGATCTGCTGCCACTTGGCCGTCTAAGACATGTAGGCCCTGTATACGCGCCTCGATTGGCTCTAGCTTCTCGATCAGTTGGCGTCGATAGAACCACAGGTCGCTGTTTGGTATCCGCTTACTAGCTTGATCTATAACGATAAGCTCTTCACCTGGTGTAAACGCATAGACTGAATAGACGTTATTATGCACCTTACGGTGACACTCGCCGCATAACGTGATCATGTTCTCGGCTACGTCCTTCTCATCGCTACCGCCCACGCCCAACGGCGCAATGTGATGTACTTCGATAACCTCATCCGCACCGCATATTTGGCAGCGATGATTATCACGCTCAAGAACCTGTTGCCTTACTGCTTCGCTACGGCTCATTCTACACCCCTACGCTTTCTGTAATCCTCGCCACCAACCTTCACGACTTCACACGTCTCGACCCAGCGCGAAATTGCCCGCGCGCCGTACTTCGCTGTAATCTCTGCAGGCGTCAAGTTTGTAGACACAGCTATCGCCTTCTTGCACCTGTAGCGTGCGTCAACGATCCGCTCAAGCTCTTCTAATACGAAGTCCGTCGACCGCTCGACGCCAAAGTCATCAAGCACAAGCAAGTCTGCGTTCATGCAGCGCCGCGCTATCTCACGGTCGCCGTTGCGGATCTCAGATCGGAGCTCGCTTACTAGATCCAAGATCGGCCAGTATTCAACTGTCCGCGCCTGTTGCGTTTCAAGGTAGACACCGTCCTCGTTTAGGTCGCCCTTTGCGTCTTGCGTATATGCCATCGCCAATGCCGAAAGCAGGTGTGTCTTGCCTGTCCCAACGTGACCGCATAGAAGGACACCGTCACTCTTACCATCTGCAACGCGCTTACATGCGTCGAGTGCGTCGTGGTTGAGCATTGTCACTTCGTAGTTCTCGAACGTGCAAGCCTCGAATCGCCGCCCGATCTCAGCACCCCGAATCATGTGGCCCCCTTTAACACGTCATCGTAGTAGTCACCGCCGCGACCGTTAACGATAGCACCGATGCTGCGCTTCTTTCGTTTCGGATCCGGTCGACCAGCTTTATCCCACGCAATAGCGGCGTTTAGGTACTCCTCGAGATGTGCCGGCCTGAACAGCGTGCTAGGTCGTAAATACTCAGAAAAGTCAGGGTCATCTTTCCATTTAGCTGTCTTGAAGTCTATTATCAGCTTGCAATCGTTTGGCGTTGCTCCTTCAGCTAATCTGGCATGAATAGGCTTGCGCGAAGTTGGCTTATGATCAAAATGTTTGCCAATCTTTGCGTTGAGATAATCAATAATTTTATCAGTGCTCGAGTAATCAATTGCGGATTTATCCGCACTATCTTTTTCTATATCTCCTTCTACATCTATATCTATATCTAGGGGGGGATAGTCCTCAGACTGTCCTGGGACTGTCTCCGGGAGGGTGTCAGTCCTTGTTACATGCTTCTCTGAGGTATTACCATCAATTAACGCTACTATCCGATCATGAAAATCCTGACTTTTAACGTATTCTAGCTCTTTGTGGATCATGCTCTTGATTGCGTCGCTCTTGGCCGAATTGAACTTGAACCAGTCAATAATTAAGATTTCACGTGTTTCCTCGTCGTATTCAATATAACCTTGCTTCACAAACCGCTTGATTAAATTCTGAACAGTTTCAAGGTTATATCCGGTGTGCATGACTGCTTGTTTAGGGTGCAGCGTGTATACACCGCATGATGTTGTGAGAGGGTTTGTTAGAAGATATATGTAAAACAGTCTATCCTCCGGGGTCATGTCTAAGGTATCAGGATCATCCCAAAATCTTGTCTGTACTTTTCGCCATTCTGCCATTTATTTCACCGCCTTACTTGCATTTTGCCCCCGGCCATGCTATACTCATAGCAATGGACGGCGGGACGCCGTTACAGCGCCCTAAACGTCTCAACAGTGCAGCCGCCAACTTCACTATCTCCAAACCCCACCTCCTAACCAGGAGGTATCTTTTTGTGCTCATATGTTCCCCTTTACCCTTTGTAATGCTCATCACATCCTAGCACCGTATCCCTCAAATGTCAATTCAGTCTCCCACGTTGATTTCATGGTCTGTCAATGCTCTCGTGGTATTGACGCGCAAAAACCCGTGCTTGTCGCGGTGGGTCCAATAGTGACCATTTTCCAAATGCATAAGACGAAACACTGGGTTACATGAGATTTCCATGCCACTCGAGCGATTGTATAGCCTAAAATCGCCATCTCCATTCTCAAAGAACTGAAAGAACAAAAGATCTTTCTCCTGATACAACCGTACCGACTGGAAATTCCGCAACCTATAGCTTTCGACCGCCTTTTCCGGAAAGTAAAACTTGTGCGATACGGGAAAGACGCTAACAACATTTTTCGGTAAGTTGCGTCGCTTTATAATCCGTTGCATCTACTTTTCCAACCCTCCATTGTGCGTTCTGTTTCCTTGCATTGCCTTGCCGCGCCGCGCCCAGCCTAGCCGCGCCCCGCCAAGCCGCGCCTTGGTTCTTTCTACCGCAGAAGGATTTCTCCCCCTGCGGTAGGTTCCTTGCATTGCATTGCCTCGCCTAGCCTAGCCGTGCCGTGCCTTGCCCTGAGTATTTTCCATCAACTAACCGTTACCGATTCCTTCTTAAGCTCTCCCCTCATTTCTGCTACGTGTTCATCTATCACCGTTGTTATCCCCTCCAACTCTTGATATTGTCTGTATCTTTCGGCCCAGTATTCTGCTTCCTGTAGCGCTCGAACAATCACTTGCGACCGATAGTCATTGTTCTCCAATACGTCTTGAAGTGATACGTACGTGCGGTAAGGCAATGCCTCAACATCAACGTTAGGTTTATTGCTGGGCGTTTTGACTACATTGTAGAATGCCTTAATGGGCTTCGTTTCTTCTTTCTGATCAATGTAGTACACCTCAATTGATCGGATAAGGTAGCGAGCTTCATCTACCCGGTGCAAAAAGGCAGCCTCTTCATCGTCCCACGTGAAATGCTTATGCAGTCTTGATTTTACATCTTCAGCCGCCTTCACAACCCTTTCGGGTCTAAGGTCTCCATCATGTTGCTTAAGTCGCTCTAGCTCTTCTCCAACAACTTGTGCTTCTTCATCATTTAGTCGAAAGCCTTTCCTCGCTTGATACTGTGTTTTAGGCATTTGTTTCGCCAATCGTAAATGTGCCAAATCTACCCCCTCGTTCAGGACGCCATGCGCCTACTCCTATTTTTTGTCCTGCAATGTACATCAGGTTAAGTAACGACGCTTTAGGTACTATGTCGTTGTCGAACCTTAATCTAACTTGCGTTTTCCAGTCTAGGAACTCTGGCCTCACGGCTATATTCAACGCAGCCGTCATTCCACTATTCTTTACAAAGTCCTCCCTTCGCCGGATCTTGCTGTATTCAGTGATCTTGCAATACTCGTCTAAGACCAGAATATTGCGCCGGATTGTCGTAGTGTAGATGTCTTTCAAATCCTTGGTTGCTTCACATAGTGCTTCTAGAAAAGCTGCTCCCGGTATGGCATACTCGCCATCTTCGTTGTAATGAAAACACTGCTCATACTCAGCATCCAAGTCTCGATTCTTAGATGTCTTAATAACATTTCCATGTTCGTCAGGGATTCCCTTCACTGCGCTTCTTTGTGGTCTTCTGGGTATATATCCAGTCTGGCCGATTATGGGAATTGTGAGTTCTCGGAAATCACGCTCCATGATTGTTACTGCATTCCCTTCCTGTTTCTTCGCCATGATAATCACCCCTTTTAAGTGTCTTCGCTTTGCCTTGCCATGCCCCGCCATGCCTTGCCTCGCCTCGCCACGCCGTGCCAGGCCTCGTTTCATCTACTTTGTTATCCTCCCAAGTAAGTATGCTTCGAGAACATCGCACCCTGTTCGGATATGCGCAAATGCCTCTTCTATATCTCGGAACCCTTGCGGCATGTCAACCTTTGTCTTTTCCTTTGTTTGTTCCTTATATGGAAGTTTATCCATATCCTCACCCCAAGATTCATCAAACGGCCTTATGAACGTGCACGTAGTGTACCCGTTGCTTTCTGCTGCCTGATATAAAACCTTGCTCGGGCTATCCTTGTGTGCATATAGTCGAATATCGTACTCAGAGGAGCTATTCTCTGAACCGCCGAACCACATTGCGTCAAACAGGTTTATCCACTCACCCTCTGCGTCTGGCGTTTGGGCTATAAGCAATGCTACAAACGGATCGCCCTTTCGCGTGATCTTGTCCTTAGCTATTTTGAGATATCCAGTTTTACCTTCCATTACGCCTCCTTAGCGTTATATACTCGCTGCGCCTCTGCGTCTCCTTTATGTATTAGACTTAAATACGGCCTGTCTCTGTTGTATTGCGCCTTTGCTGATGCAATAACAGACATTACATATGCAGACGCTTTGCCTGTACCATTACATTCAGTACAAACATTAGATCCATCTTTGCCGGTTCCATTGCAGTATGGGCATTCCATTAAAGTAGTACCTCCTCAGGAACAGATATAGTTCCATCTTCAATCAAAACAGATACCTCTGGGCCATTTCCTACACGTTCAATCCAAATTTGCGCATCATTCTGATCTGCAAGATCTTGTACAAGCTCCATCGCGGATCAACATCACTCGTAGTTTTGGGTTCATATGTAGTCCCATTGCAACCGACACGCGAAGCTTTTCAGCTTGTGATATTTGATCGAAGGGAATGCCGTTAAACAGCACGTCATTATCAGCAATAGAAAGTCCATCAATCGGAAATTCCGCAGCAGAAATTGCTTGTGCCTTCTGCTTCTCGATCTCCTGTAGCCGATGAGTCATCTTGTCCGCATCGGCCTTTGCTTCACTGTATGCTGCTTCAGTTGCCGCCCTCTTCTCGTTCTGCCTCACTTTAGAGTTGATCTCGTCAGCATCGGAAATCTGTTGCCGAATCTCGTCAACGTCAAGATCCTGAAGCTTTTCGACCCGCTTCGCTTTCGTCTTACCTTGCTCAATCTGCACTTTGATGGCTTCTTCAAGCTCGGCAAGATCATTCTGCAAGCTCTCAATCTGGGATACGATGACTTCCTTATCCTTTTTGATTGCCGTAACCAGACGCCGTTGTGCATCAAGCTCTTCTCTGTCACGGGCGTTTGCGGCATTTATGCTCTCTCGCTGCTTCAGCTCTTCCATCAGTGCAGAGACAGACACCGGAGATGCCGGAGCCTCCTCCAACGGCATACTATCCAGGGTTGCTTTTAGATTCTTTACGTTACGGTTAAGATCGCGCCGTTCAGCAAACACCAGATCTCGCTCTTCGTCCAGTTTCGAGAAATCCAGACCGGCAAGCGAACGCAGTAACTCAGCCCTTTCTGCCTGTTGTTGTGTGGCAAATGCCAGTGGATCAAAGGTTAATTTCCCAACAAGTGCATCAAGAATAGCTTGTGGGGAACTTGCCGCGAAACCATCCGGGTTCTTAACTGTTAGATAACTGCCAGCCTGAGTAAATGTTCTCTCAACGATCAACTCGCCAAGGTTTACGCGAATCGTGGCTTTCTCCGCGCCATCTTTAATAGGACGCTTCGGAAGAAGCGTCTTCCCTCCAAGAGCGTAGGCGATGCTGTCCAACACGCTACTTTTTCCCGCGCCATTTTCGCCGCCAATGACCACCATAGACCCGTTTGGCTCTATGTGAACCGCAGAAACCTTTTTTACATTTTCAACATCAAGTGCAACAATCTTGCCATTCATTATTCACCTTCTTTGAATTACTTGCAGTTGGTGTGATGGCTTCCCTTTCTCGATTGCTCCTGCTTGTTCTAGCTTGTATTGCAGCATGTCCTGTCTTATCCATCAAAGCCTTTTCCATCTTGCCTTTCTGAATAGTCACAAAGGGGGCAACCTCGCTAGGCTCGAAGTAGTCATACAATACAGGCATGGCCTTCTCGGCATTGATGGAGGTACGCCCATCGCTTTCGACGATAGCAATTGCTAGCTCAGGCAATGTCTCTAGCTGCAAGGGTCCGCTCTTTTGAACGGCCTCCTTTAGCTGAGCCTCGTACTCTTTACACATCTTTGATATGTGCTTAGCTGCTTCTAGCCACTCGTAGAGCGTATCTGGTGGCAACAAAGCCCCCTTTTCGTCATGTACTAGATCTGTAGAGTTCTCTAGCTTTTGCGTAAATTCCACTAATGCGTTCATGCTGTCACTGTCTCCTTTTCCTTTTTGATTCGACTTAGCAAAGCGTTTGCCTGTGCTGGCGTTGCATCCCAAATCGGCTTAGATATCAGCTTTTCTGTCCAATCAAGCAATTGTTGTTCATCCCAACCTAATCCCATCGCAGCGCCAAGAATAGAACGCAGCGCGGGCGCACCTCTCGCCCCCTTTTTAAGGTGGGTAGCGATAGTCTCATAGCCGTCTATTTCGCCATCGTGAAAAGGATCTGGCTCAGGAATGGGTTCATGCGCGGCCCTCTCAGGAAGAGGCTCGTGCGCAGTCTGGATAAATGGCTTCTTAGAGACCGCCATCATGTCGGTGGTCGCGTCTGCCTCTGGGTCATCGCCCCAGCTAATCATGAAGGCATTTGCAAGAGCATATTTAAGTGCCGCCGTGTTTGCCTTCATGGTCGCCTTGTCCCCCTTGTCGCTCCCCTCGCCTAGTCCTTGTACCGTCAACGATTCATCGCCATCATGAAATGTCAGCGATAGCCGGACAATTGCGTGACCTCCATCGTAATGTGTTAATTCAGCCTCGCTTGATACGGCTATCCCGCGTTCGCTGAGAGCGCTATTTACCTTCTTAAGCACTGCCTCAGCGCTTGCGTAGCGGTACTTATGAAAAGAGGAGTTGGTAGCATCCTTCTGAACGTATCCAACCTCTGCCATTACTTCAGATAGTTTCTCGGCCAAGTTCATTTTGTATTCACCCCTTTTTTTGCTATAATCACATTGCCCGCATCAAGGGCAACTTTGATGCTTATTTGTTCCCTGCCCGTTGTTGGCAGCAACGGGCACCCTTTGTTTGGGACGGGATGTTTCCACCCCGCCCCATGTGGTGTGCACATCAACGTCTCCGCTTCAAGGAGGTCCATCCTGGCGGATGGCGAAAAAACAGCGAAGGTGGGAGAGGCGAAGTCTCCATGTGTGGTCTCAATGCACACTTTCCATCTCCTGGTTAAAGCGGCCTACTTCACCCAAGTGCGTATGCACTGCTTCAGCTTGGGCATGCCCTAACGTATCTACGATCATGCTTATCGCCATGCTGCTAGAGGATGCTTGCTGCAAGCCATCAAGCAACGTGGCTGCCATATTCTCGCGTTGTTCAAGATCTTCTTGATAGCGCTGTTCGAATTCGTATACAGCGTCGCCGTATACATCATGCCAATCTTCAGCCGCTATCTGTGGTGACATCTTGCGGTTATAGGCGTAATTCCTGTACGTAAGATAGTCGATTATCTTGGCCATTGTTGCCTCCCCAAACTTGGATTGCTTAACTCTGCGACTCTGCGCTTTTGAGATTTGCATTCATCGGCAAAAGCCTCGTCTTCGCGTAGCTTGTCAATTTCTGCCAGTAGACGTTCATCCATTGCTCTACGCAAGATACCGTAGGAAAGCTCCACGTCCTCCACGATTTGGTAGAAGATCCCCTCATCAAACCATTTCACCCCAGACAGGGCTTCATCATGGAGGGCGCGTAAGCCGTAGGGTGTACCAATGGCATACCCGATCACGGGGTGCCAAAAGATTTTGGAATCGTTAAACGTCCCTACTAGGTAAAAGGTTGGGTGTTCCTCGGATCGTCCGTAGACAGAGCGACGATTTTTTGCTATACTCTGGGTGCAATTAGCTTGCTCGAGGGTTAGTCCCCTCGGGACTGCCTCCGGCTCGTTAGCGCGGGCCGGAGCGCCTTTTGTCTGAGTCATTGTTTTCCTCCTTTAAGGAAATGCCTAATAATTTCTCCAGATGCTTCTTATATAGACCAGTTGGTTTCGATTCACCCCCTTCCCATCGGACGATGGTCTGTTCGGCACAGTGCATCTTTTCAGCTAGCTGTATCTGCGTAAGCCCCTTTCCTTTTCTTGCTTCTCTTATCTTTTGCGCCGTATTCATACTGTCACTATACTACACAATTGTTAGTATGTCAATAATATACAACAGGGAAGTCTATCACCTATTAATGATAGACGTGTACCCCTTGACATTGGATTAAGTTACCCTTACAATTGTCAGTAAGTTAAAGGAGGTGAATCATGAAACTTGAAGTAGGCAAGGCAGACGTAAGGTGTCCCAAATGTGGATCAACCAATGTGCTACCAACAAAGCGGGGATATTCAATTGGCCTGGCTTTCGCTTTTACGATCATCTTTGGGGTGCTTCTGAGTGGGATCTTGTTTGTTTTTCCCATGCTGTATATCGTGATACTTGTTCTCTGCTTGCTTAGTGGTTTTGCGGGTCACAACGAGGTGCGCTTAAGCTGTCTGAACTGCGGGCATACATGGACGCCAGAAGAGAACAAGGGCAGCTTTTTACATCGATGGAACACTCTTTGGAGCAGTAAACATGAGGGTTAGCTTCGCCAAAACTGCCACCAATGTCTCGATCCCCGTTCTTTTGACGCTAACGCTGGCGTGATTAGCCGGTCAAGTAGTGAATACAACTGATTCTTTTCAACCTCTAGTGTTTGTATCCGATCATTCAGCTGTTCAATCTCTCTTTCTAGCATGTGTACGACTTCCAGCGATGGATCTTTAGCAGCAGGTTCTTTGCTTTTGCTGGTTTCGCTTATGACCCTCTCAATCGCGCCATCAATGGACATACCAGCTTGCTCGAGTTCGCGTATACGGATTAAGGCGGCTAGTCCCGCATCGGTTACAAGCCACTTTCCCCGCTTGCCAGATCGTGAAGCCCAATCAGGCTTAACCTCTGCGGTCTTGACCACGCGAGACTGTAACTCATAGTAGCCCCAGTTTAGCCGTGCGTGATTCTCCAGGTCCTTCAGGGTGTACGTCATGCCTGCTAGGATAACCTACATATAGGTAATAATGCAACAGGCGGCCTTTACGGATTTATCTGTATGGTCTTAGTAATAGTGGTCTGTCCACCCCACGGGTCGCGCACGTCTATGGTCAACAGATATTCAAGCTGATCTGAGGCGCACATAAGCTGGTATGGCACGAATGGATACGGGGGCACAGCCCCTTGCCAACCAGCAAACCAGGTTACTTTAGTGTCACTCACCCAGTCACCAGCAATTGGCTCACGTGAGGAATTGTAAATGCTGTCGTATTTGCCGGTGTCCATACAGCGCACGGTGTAGCGAAACTCTAAAGAATCGTCATCTCGATCACGCGCACCATAGGCATAAGTTGAATAGCAACTACCGGAAATGCGGTAGTCCATACAAATCGTGATCCGCTCGCCATAGCCATAGTCGCCCGCAGAGATAGCTGGAGGATACACTTCTGGGGGCAGATTCGTCACTTCAACAGTCGCCTCCCCCACAGATCCTTTGTGTGATACGGTTATAGTGTATTCACCAGCTTGAGTGTAAAGGTGGTAGACAGAATCCTCGTACACCTTTAGGGCCGTCCCGTCGCCAAAGTCAATATCAGCAGGCGCAAGATAGCCATAGATTCTCACCCGAAGGCCATCATCACTTGGGTGTCCGCTAGAAGGAGAGACCAAGACATTTATATCCTGCGTAAACCAGGTACAGCCAGATAGGAAGACAACAATCAATAGCAATAACCATACCTTCTTCATTTTATCACCTCTCTATTCAACATAGAATGTCCGCGTAACTTCTACGCCTCGGTCGGGGTGAACAAGGCATGCCATTTGAGCAGGTCGCGACGTAGTAAAAAGCGTTCTTTCTGAGTACTCATCCCCGCCTACTAGCGAGGGACACCAGATCCATTCCATTCCCTGTGTTTCCTTGAAGTTCTCAATGTAACTCTTGCGGTGGTGTAGATGTCCTAAGAATACGTATTTGTTAGTCGCGGAATGTTGCGCCGGATTAGCCAGTTCAGCTAATGCTGCAATCCTGAGCGCCTTGGCTTCAGATAATGAAGACCCGATATTGCGACCGTGCATGAAGGCCAATAATGAATTGCCGACGCGGTGAGTCGACAAAAAGCTTGCGCTAGATTCGATGGTCAGTCGTGGTTCGGACGCAAACTTGTTCTTCAGTAATGGATCAAAGAGTAATTGGTCGAACATTGCTGCAAGTTCGCCGCCCTTTGGTCCATGATTGCCCCGCACGGCAATAACTTTTATGGGTAGTGGTATCTGCCTGAGTAGTTCCTCGAAAAACCATGTAAATAGGTCGTTTGCTGATCTTACTTGTTCGATATCACGCTTGTCTTGAAAGGCTGCTTGGTCTGGAAAAACCATCGCATGAGGGTCATCCGCCATATCTCCTAAAGAGGCCACAACTAATTCACGAACACTACCCTTAAACAAACGGTAAAACTCTAAAAACTGCGTAAGAAACTGTTCCACTCGACGGGTTAATATACCAAAGCCATATTCCTTAGAAGTTACGGTCATTCGAGGGAAAACAACCCTGCCAATATGCCAGTCAGCTAGATTTAGTAATAAGGTATGCTTGGCCCCTCTCTGGCGGTCAATTTTTGGCAGCGAGTGCTTTGTGCCAGAATTGCCCTGGTTTGCCATAGCTTGTTGTAGAGCTTTAACCATGCGATCTTGATCGGCAAGCTTATTCAATGCCTCGAGGTATTTCCGCTTGAACCAATCGGGAGACCTTGCTGCAAGCTTTTTCTCGTAGTCTTCTTCCCGCTGTTCCAGCGTCTGTTCGACGAGGTCGTTAGTGTCAGCTTGGTTCATTATCCAGGGTGGAAACGGCGTCGAGGAATGCGTAAGGCCTAAAATATCTTTGATTGCCAGAAATCGCTTACGCGCAATATTGAAAGATCGACAAATTTGGTTGACTTGTAGCGCTTGGCCATCACGAGAATAGGCCCTCCAGATATCTTCCCAGAGAGCCTTCTTCTCAGTGTAAATCCTTTTAGGCGATAGCCAGACAACCAGCTTATCGCCTTGTAGCTCCCACGTCGGCTCAAATCGTTTTTCAGTCACGTGAAGAGGGGAAGAAGGGGCTCTAGGGGTGAAGTCGTGAAGAAGAAAAGCCCCCTCTCCCGGCCAGATCAGCTACTTCTTCAGTGCCTTGGCGAAATCTACCAATCCCTCTGCGCCCAGGAACACACCTGCTGCAGCTAAGATTATCTTCACCCCAAGATCTGGCGTTATGTTGCCCGTTATCATCAAAAACAGGGCACACAACGCGCTAACAACCGCGAACCAAAACTTTCTTGATGTTAATTTCGTCATCCGTTCTCCTTATACGATGCGGCTTATAGCCAATCAAACAATGACCAGTAGTTACCACCATATGTAACATCTCCCCAATATAGTCCCACTGTCAGCGTAGGCATTAAAACAGGGTCGGTGTATACAAACCGCACTCCGCCGTAAATATCTAGCGTTGGAACAGGTTCATCGATCGCGTCTGGGTCATCGTTGAGGATGCAAAAGATCTCGCCTACGTGAATAACGCCTGATACCGTAAGCTCAAAGGTTTCTAGTGTAGGCTGATACCAGTGATCACCAAAACCAAGATCGTTGACCATTACACCGTATTCAGTTTCGATTAGGCCCGACTTGAAATCCTGTGTCAAAGCTGCCTGAAACGCAAATCCTGGCGTATCTAAAAGGTCTATCACTCCAGCCTGTACAATAAAATCACCAGACTGAATACCAAATAAAGCTTTTCCATCATTAGGTAGTGTAACATCTAGCTTTGCGAAAGGAGACGCAAAAGCAGCGACCCCCAGAAGCACAACAGCCATCAATACAACTATATTCTTTCTCATTTGTTCCCTCCCCTTTTAAACGTTAGTTAATTTAACAATTACATGTTTTCGATCGGGATAACGATATCAGCCTCAAGGTGTTTCTCTTTTGTTGATAGCGCAACCACGCTCACTTTGTAATTATGGCGATCCTCTCCGCCCTCGCATCTAAACCACACCATTTGACTTCCTTCGACGTCTCCCCAGCCAACTGACCCAGTTGTGATAAACCCTTCCTTTTCTATCCACGGCAAGCTGTTTATCGCCTGGAAATAAAGGGTATGCTGGCCAGCTGACAGACCAATTGTATCGCGGCCTAATAGTGCGCCGTCCGAGTAAAGGGCAACCTCTACCATATCCGCACCAGCGTAGAGCTCTTCCAGATCATAACTGCGGTTCACCTGCGCTCGTAAGTCCCACTCATAAGCCGTAGCGCTGGCCGAGGAAAGAGTCTCCTCACAATGTGCAGTAAAGCTCCACTCGTCGTCTTTGGTATGGCCTGTAGTGGCTGTAAAGGTGATAGACACGCCACACGTCAAAAGCTGTGCAGTGCCAGTTATGTCTATTGCGCTAGACCACGTGGCTCCGCCGTCCTCAGACCATATAAACTTGTCTGGCGTGCCCTCAGTATCGATCTTGACCCGAAACTCTTTGTTAGAGTCCGCAAAATAGTCGCCATCATTCTCTAAATCATTAAGGCCACACCCCGTAACCATCTCTACCGGGTCTAGCCAAGCCGCATCTAAGGCAGAAGAGAAATCTATGCGGTAGGCCTTAACTTCATCGGGCTGTTTTGAGCTGACCTCAACAGAGAAAGCCACTATTTAGCCTCTTTGACTGCCTTCTTGGCTTCTTCTAATGCCGCTATATACTTTTTTGCTGTTTCAATGTCTGCGGTGAAATAAGCATCACGCGCAGGATCATATAGCTTGACCTTCTTTGACATTATGGCCTCCTACGATAACGTAATTTCTAGGGTGACAACCCAGGTTTGACCGGAGGTTTTAGTCCCTTCGTCTTCAACCTTACGGTTAAGCATAACTCCACTACTAGAAGCGTTAAATACACCGAACTCTTCCCAGTGCCAGTTAGCGTCTGATCCACCAAACGAGGATTTAAACGTAATCTTCTGGCTAGATCCGTAGGTGGGATACGTTGCCTCCATGCCTTGGCGTAGTTTGTTTGTTACCGCTTGTAGGTCTGTTTGTCCAGCTGCAAATGCTGTGTTGTCGTCGCCAACACCGATATAAGCATTAGTATTGTCAAACTGCGTTGCGCCTGTACCGCCAACTAATGTCCAAAGCTCATCAATACCCGTGTTAGCTAGTCCGTTATTATCAAATTCCGAAGTATTGTACAATACCCCATTTTCATCGTATCGCTCAATCATCCAATGTGCATGCCAGCGTCCTTTTGTGGCAAGGCCCACATCTTTCATTTGTTCCCTCCCCTTAAAACGTTGTGGAATTATTCCAAGTTATATTCTATGTTACCTTCACCCGGGTACGTTACATCTATCGCAACTTTCGGTATCCAGTTTCGTGTTTCTACATCTCCTTCCGTAAACGTTCCTGTTTCTGCAATTGTCATAAATACTTGTATAAGACTTAACAAATCACTGCCAGCCCCTGCCTCGTAAATGGTCATCTGCGCAAGAATATCAACCACGTCAGTCGCTGCTACGCTATCAGCGATGGGTATTTGTGCCAGAAGATCCGCTATACTATCTACACCCGTCCCCGTATCAGCAAGAGAGATGTTGCCTTCCACGGAATGCACGTCTGCGCCAGTAGCAGAATCAGTTAGTGTAAACATCACTCGTAACGATACCGCATCAACGCCCACACCGATCTCATCAAGGACGGGCAATGTAACCAGAATAACAGGTGATACATCAACGCCCGCCCCCGTATCAGTAACCTTAAACGCAACAGACACGCCGTGTTGGTCTACGCCAGAACCCGTATCAGTTATAACAAAGCTATTTATTACAGTCGGGGATGAATCAACCCCCGCGCCTGTATCAGCCTCAATCAACGCTCGCACCCAAGAAACTGCGTCAGACCCTAAAGCGCTATCTAAAACGGTAAACAATGCTTGCAGTTGCTCTTCATCTAAGCCTGTCCCAGAATCGCTTATAACGGGAACAGTTACGGTTATTGTTGGGGCGTCTGCGCCAGATCCTGCATCAGAAATCGTTGTTTCATTGTCCATGCTGGGGGATGAATCAACCCCCGCGCCTGTATCACTCAGGGATACATCAACGTTTATATCCTCTGCATCAACCCCTGATCCGGAATCTAAGACAGACAAAAGGTAGTGCGTGATAAAATCTTCAACGCCACTATAGCCAGTTCCTTCGGAATTGGTTGCGTAAGCACGAAAATAATATGTGCTTTTCTGGCTAAGGCTAGACATCATAGACGTAAACACGCCCTCAGATCCCGCGCCTTCATCTGAGTAATTGTCGGCTGTGGTAGGGTCGGCTGGCTCGCCAGGATCAGAGCCTAGCTTCCAAATCATACCGTGAGCGGTGATTGAACCCCCACCATCGTCAGCGATGTTCCCATTTCCCCGTGCCGAATTATGCGTTATTTGATCAGCCGCATTCGTGAGCATAACTGGCGCACAAATGCCAGGGTCGTATTGCAGGGCAATAGCATCACGCGCCGGTGCTGTATACGAGCCAATGTATTGTAGCTCGATTGCATTTCGTGCCGGTGGTGTGTAGGCCATGCTAGACGTTCACCTGTATGTCGCCGTTTTCATCAGACGCTGACGGCCAGCAAAATACCGCTATCTTGTCCTCGTCTGTATCATCAGCCGCGCCGTCAATGTCGATTGAAAACTCGCCCGATGCGTCAGTGTCGTCGGTGAAAAACTGTGGATAGCCCCATTTGGCTACTGCATAGACTGTTTCGCCAGCGCCAACCAGCGTGCCCGTGGTGTCTTTTAACGTGCCGGAAACAGTCGTAACTACAGCAACATACTCTTGACAGTTTTTCTTAGTGCCCACGTTCCCCCCGACAGCATAGCCTTTGCCATCAATAGCAAACGCGGCTAAGTAGTTCTGCCCAACTGGCATGTCGGTCTTCGCTGTCCATGCGTTAGTATCAGGGTCGTACTCTTGACAGTCTTTATAATCGCCCTGGATCCCCCCGACAGCGTAGCCTTTGCCATCAACCGCAAACGCGGCTAAGCCGTTCTGCCCAACTGGCATGTTGGTTTTGGGATACCATGTATTAACGGCCATTATATGCCCTTTATAATCTCATCCACTATCCGCTTCGCCATTAAGCCGTCTACAATCTTTTCCAGGTGTGCTTTCTTAGCATCGGCCAGTGTAGTAGCGTTTAGTTCGCCGCCAAGGATGTTGTCGTATTGGAAATACACCTGTTTGCCGTCGATGTATACATGATACGCCGCGCCGCCATCTTTCAGCTTAGGGTGCGCGTCCTCATATAGCTTACCCGTCGTGGCGCGATCCCCAAGCTTCCAGTCGGTTATTGTCACTCGCGCTTCTTCTTCGGCACGTAGAGCGTCCAGGTCAAGCGTGTCGTATACATTCTTCACTGTCAGAACGTCGCTTAGCGACAAGGTGATCTTGTCTGCTATTGTTTGCACTGCTTCTTCTTTTGTTATCATTTGGACTCCTAGGGTTCGACAAGCTGTGGTTGTTTGCCTTCCGCTAATTCGTAAGCCAAAGACGCTGGCTTGCCCCACTTTTTAAGTAGCCCGCTAGCCTTTTTCACCGTAAGCCACGTGGCCTCTTTTTCTAGATCGAGTGCGTGTAACACGGGTACTGCAGCCAGGACTACCCACAACTGCTCTTGGTTAGGTTTGTCGGGATTGACGGCCACAACGTCTACTTGCATTCCAGGCACTTCGGGAAAAGAGTAATGCGATTGTTTGTTCTTGGTTTTCTTTTCCTTACCGTTTTCGTCAATGTCTATAGTGATAATAGTCTGTTCTTCCTTGCTTGCCGTGACCTGCAAGAATGCGTTAACTTTATTCATATTACCCCCTATTCGTGGATAATTGTCTTATCGATACCAGTAATTGCTAGATCTACGCGAACAAGCTGATAGTTTCTAATCAATAGCCAGTTAAAGTACGTTGGTTTCAGCAGCAGGTCAACGCGGTTTAAACCATCCGTAGCGTCACTAACCAACAGGAGCGTGCGGGGATAGCTATCATCGGTTGCCCACACCTCGACTGGCCACACGCCCAGGTCTTCGACGCTAGCATTAATGCGTGGTGATGCAACGATCCCATGTATTTCCCACTGCCACTCAATGTGTGGCCGTATAAACGCCTCAGTTGGACGGAGAATCTGAAAATCCGTACTATCTGCCGCTATCGCAGTATCCAAAGTTAACTCTGTCGCGCTTACCACTTCTAGCACATGTGCGGATGCGGCGGTTTCAGTAGGATCGATAACCACCATATCGCCAGCACGCACAAATTGGTCCCAGCTTGTGCCGCTTCCTTTCATGGTGTATCCGCTGTTGCCAGATCCGGCTGTTGTGCTTGATGCAATCTCGCTTGCTGGCCCTAGTTCTAGTTGTTCGTTGATCGTGTCAAAAAGTGCCATTTTACCACCCCAGATCCAGTGCTGTTACCCGATCTTCTGCTGTTGCTTCATCGGCGTAGATGTATGCCTCGCTGACAGGGATGCCGGATAGTAAAGCCTTTGGTATCTTCCACATTTCGATTATGCGGGCTCGTTGTGCCGCGCTACTTGCCGTAGAACCTTCCGTGGTGAGTTGCTCTACCCATCGTTTACGTAGCCCAAATGACCCGTTCCACGCCTGTGCCGTGTGAATAGCGTTAAACCACTGTGGCCGAAGCACTCGCCCAGAAGACGATAGTTCTGGCTGAAACTCGAAATAGCCATAATCTTCCGTCACGGTTGGATACGTAGATTGAACGACATTAACGTTTGGCGTTAGTTTCTCTACCATCCGTCCCGCTTGGCAGTTTGCGTATGTCAATGATGCAGTTGCATCACTCTTAATTCGCCACAGCTTTATCCTGTTGGACCTGTTGGCATATTGCGGAAAGTGATCAAATAGCTCCTGCGATGACGGCCCAGATAGTGTAATATCCGCTGAGGCCGCATTAGGAGACACATCCATTCCCATCGCCAAAAGCAAATCGTTTTGTACTACATTAAGCGACGCTTTATTTCCAACAGAAACGGGTGATTGAGCACTCTCAGAAAAACCAACATCTGTAACTTCTTCAGATGCACCTGGTGTAAGTGAAGGACGCATCACCTTTAGCGCTGTGCTAAATACAGTACCGATTCCAGAAGGCTCGCTAAATGCCATGCTAATCGTTCCATCATCATCAGCCTTATATACCTCTACCCTTGATACTACGATCGGGTAGTAATACCACCAATAGTAATAGTTCCAGTACCAGTAATAGTTGTAGTAATAATATCTGTAGTAGTATCGCCAAGACCCATTCCAGTACTGTGCCTGATAAGGCGAACTGTTCTTGCCTAGAATCTTTGTAACGGGTATACCGCTTGGCGATAAACTAGATATTTCACCGTAATTTCCTCTTGTGGTCGAGGCTGCTATGATTAGGTCATTTTCTTGTACTGATGTGATCGATAGCGTTCCTGCCCCAGACCCAGTCGCAGCATCTACCTGCGAAAAGTCTCCCCAACTAGCTCCCATATTTCCTCCTACTGTGGTCTACGCAGCACGGACGCCGCAAATGCTTGTTGATGTGCGGACGGACCAAATGCTGTATGACCACTCACTCTCGATATCGGTAGTTCACCCGTATGCGTGTCGGAATCTAAGTCATGCGGGGCTACGTAAGGATTTCCAGCTACTTCATCCCAACCAGATCCATTTCCTCTGTAAAGCTTGCCCAGGTTAGTTGTTCCTTCTGTTACGCGGTACCATTGATCAGTGTCACCAGATGCAGGGATAGCCGCATACGTACCAGCTAGCATAATCTTGTATTTATCGCGCCATGCCATTTAGACCACCTCTATTGCGTGTACGTATATATCATTGCTTATGCTGTCTGCTATCGCTGTTCCGTCGTGCTCTACAATGACCTCTAAGCTCTCGCCCTGCGTCAAGACAGGCAAAGTAACCTCCGTGGTTACTCTACCGTGCTCAACGGTGCTGTCGCTTGCTTGCTTCGTAACAGTAGACACCGCCGCAATTAAGCTTTCATCATCGCCAGCCGCTAAATAGTGTATTTTCCACACAGCTGTTTCTTCTAATGTCCCTTCCGTGGACCAGCGTATTCGGATTATCGTAGCCGTGGGCGCTCCTACAGAATCGCTCTTACGGACAATGCCTCGTACACGACAATCACGCGATACGCCTGTTTCTAATTTGATTGCTGGGATATAGCGTCCATCGTCGCCCGTGAGAAGTTCAAATTCGCCGGGGGTATCGCCTATTAGCTCGATGGATTCTGGCCGAAAGATCTGAGGCATTACCCATGTTTCGATCGCGTCTAGAAGGTTTGACACATCTTCATAGACGTAGTAAAAGTGATAGTCAAACTCCTCTGCGGTCGGTTCTTGGCCGGCAGAAAAGTCTCTTTGCCCTAAAGCTGTCTCAGTCCCAGCGCTTTCCCATTCCGTTATGTGTAGGTCTATCAATTTTTTAGATGTCTGACTCATTATGTGCTCCCTATCCTATTACTCTGCGCCAGTGACCGCTATTAAATCCGTATGAACTGTCATCGGTTCGCGTTGTGGGGTTAAGGCTAAACCGGAATCCCCCGTGTGCCGCAATTTGATACTGGACGCCTGTCCCCAAAATTCTCTCGACAAGCTCATTGACTTCTGCAAGATGCTGAATATGCATTGAGCTTCTTCCTTTCCATTTACCAACATCAAAGCCCCTTGCGCTACCAGTTGTCCGGCTTCCGGTGTCGCTAAACTTAAACCATCTATCGTCTACATCTAACAAAAGTGCGCCCCAGTCAAGCGATATTTCGCAAAAGAAAGGCAAGTCGGTCAGTCCTTGCGATGGGGCTTGATTGTTGTAGATCAGGATTTGGGTGTCATCTATCTGTAAACCTTCAGCCAAGATCTCCCTTATCTCCTCAATGCGGCCTTGTGAGATAAGAATCATGATCTCTAGTTTTAATCTTCTTCGATAGGTTTTGTCGGACTCTTCGGTTTCACGTCCTAGGCTTAGCTTCGCGCCTATCAAATCCAGTGAGTACCCGGTAGCAGTGTCAAGGTATCTATTGTCTTGTATATCATCTAGAATAGCGCGTATCTCATCAATGCGATTGGCGTGTGAGGTCAGAAATTTAGCGATGTTTGACCCAGGATCGGTTGCATAATAATGGCCAAGGATCTTAAGTAATTCGTGTAACTCAGCCATTATGCTGTAACCTCAACGGTGATCAGGGATGTCTTAGTTTCAGCCACTTCCGTTATTGCTATGTCGAGGTTTGATGTGCCCGTGGGATCTGCGCCTTCACCAACAGTTAAGGTAATATCCGTTATGCCCGTGATCCCCATAGCAATTGCAATTAGCTTTTGGTAAACAACATCCTCGCCTGGCGGTAGCCCTACATAAAAGGTTCCCTCGCTATCTTCTCCACCGATATAGGCTATCAGCGCATCCTTAAGTGCAGTAATAGCAGTATCATGTGAGAAGCTAGAATCAACGGTAAGTGAAGCATCTATGTACGTATCCACCCGTGTTGCCTTGTTAAAGTTGAATACATGTGTTTGCCCTATGCTGTCTGGCACAATTACAGCCGAGCTTCCTAGTGTCTCACAGCCTGCTGGGACAGACCCAAGTAATGCTTCCCCTATTTCATCCGGGTCACCACCGTATACGGTCACCGTTACAGAATGTGGGTTCATACCATCCACTACTTCATTGCTTCTATTTTGCTCTACAGTTACGGAATGTACGCCTTCCACGCGGTAGACCTGTGACCTGATTGCCTCCGCGGTGGCCGAGCCAAAGGTTGCTGCAGTGTAGCGATACCTTAACCGTAGCTCGGGGTCTGTTTCACCATCTGTGCCGCTACTTGTGCTGCCGGGCAAAGAGGAAACTAAATACATGATTGCATCGTAACTTGCCTGTTCCACAGTGTTAAGGTATAGCGCCCCTCGTTGGTATTGATCCTGGCCATCATAAGCCAGCCCTAATGCTGCAGCACTAGATGCCTCGTTTACGAAAGCTACACGCAAGTAATCGCCAGTTATCTCGTGTATGTCTATTGCTTGATTTGTAAACAGCAGGTCTCTTTCTTCGGCCACATCAAGCGAAAAGGTTTGTGTCTCAGTGCGCCCTAATATTTCGCCTGTATCGTGGTCTACCAGCTCAACATGAAAATTATATTGTGCGGTGAATGGTGTTGGCTCTACATCATTTCGGACACGTACACTAATTTCGTCAATGCGATGTGGATGTGCAATATCAGACACTGAGACTAGCTGATAATCGTTTTTCACGCCGTCGGCGGCTAGGGATATGCTACCGTAATCATTTTGCCCAAACAGTAGTGTTGTGCCCGGATCGTAGCCATTAGCGACGCTATCAACGCCCGAGATACCAGTAACTAGGGTGATAATTGTTCCAGATGCTACATTGCCTTCACTCCCCGCCTCTACGGCTTGTATGGCAACATCGACCCTTCCCCAAGCAGGAATTATCGCCGCTTCCTGCGTTTCAAATAACGCCCCGCTATTTGCTTGTAATCTTGTACCAACTGGGATGTCCGTATCCTCTCTGCCACGAAAGGTAACAACTCCACATGCATACCCAGCCGAACGACGATATATTCCCAACTCGCCCGCTTTAAGAGATAGTGCATCCCCTGCAGCCGTGGGGATATAGCCTGCATAGTACAACGCCTCTAATTCAGTCCACAAAGCGTCTTCACGTTCTGCTTCTGCGGCCAGCCATCTCCCCATTGGCGAGGCTGCAGATAGGTCTATGTGTGGCCCAAACTGCGCAATAGCGTCTGATCGCTTCTGTGCTAGTATCTCCGTTCTGGTAGGCCTCTTAAACCCTGTTGCAAGCACGCCAAAATTGCTTCCATCTATGCTTACACTCATACTTTCACCTTGACCTTCGATCCGTCCCTCGTTGTTGCGTATGCCGTTACCGCTACATGCCTGAGGTCTTCATCGCTATCAATCCCTAGCTGGTCTACCTGGACAATGCGATCTTCCTTCCGCAGTTCTTGTAGCATTTCATGGTGTAGAAAAGGCGTGTTAGGCGGCCTCATCCCCATCAACGTATGCCAAGGCAAGCCACAACCAGGAGCCTCCCATGCCTCTCCCCGCACCATCAAAAGCCGCAGGGTAACAGTCTGGCAAAGCTCAGGAGAATCTTGAATTAACATCGGGCCGCCGTCTTCATCAAGATCAAGATCAAACACAGTGCCAAATACGCCAGCCCGCGTGGTTCGTTTCATTTTCCATGATGTCGTTGGGTATGTTTCCATTATTCACCCACAAATACGTGTTCACTTACTTCGGGGCATGGCTCTGTGGGTGGATTTGTAGTACATCCACAAGGGCAACTGTGCACATGATTGTCTGCCCACGCTTTGTGCCGCGTGCCTAAAATAGCCCCGTCAATAGCAATGCTTTCCATCTCGCCGTTTATCACTCCTGGGCCTAAATACAGCTTCTTGCCCGGCTCGACCTGTATACCGATATTTCCGCTAGGATCTAACCGTATAGCGGTGCCTAACTCGCGTGTGTGGATTATTAGCTCGTCATCCCACCCAGAAGGCAACGGCCTGTCCTCACCCTCTTTGTCTGTCATGCGCCCTTGTACGACTAAGGCATCGGTCAAATGGTGTTTGCGCGAGAAATAAGGATCGCGCTGTTCTATATCCCTCAATATACGCTCTATAGATCGCTCGTAAAACCCAATACTTACGGTATCATCCTCTTTGTACGGTGGCCGAATCACGAAGTATTCCGTTAAGAGTACGTCTACAGGGACTTCCAGAAGAAGAGGGTACGGTAGCTTTGTTTCATTACCATCAGGGCCAACAACCTTCTTTATGGTCGGCTCTACGATCGCACGCAAGGTGGTATGATCAAACTCTATAATCTTTGCCGGAAGCCACGTATGCACCCGCTCAAGGCGAGATTCCATTATCTGCCGTAAAAGCACACTTATGTTTTCTCTCATTGTTCAGCCGCCCAAATGCTCGTTATAAAGCTCTTGCCATTACAGTCATGGCTTCCGCGTAGTGCCCGCAAATCTAAATTTACCTCTTTTGATTCAACAGTGAACTCGCTATCTGACCATAAAGCAGGTGTAAGCAAGGCTATAATCTCATAAAGCATCGGGTGTTCATAATCAGTGAGTTCAGCGATGTATTCCATGTTTTCCGCTATACCTAAGGTGGGTTTAATCTTGAACAGGCCATTGTCAGGGGTAAGTGTTACGCCTGAAGGGATCCCTTTGTTTGGGTAGGTGATATACACCATACGGCGCGATACGTGTAGCTTTGAGCGCATATCTCTTACAACCATCTCAAGCTCGGGTCGTACTGCGCCTACAATACTTAACCCCTTTTCGTATTTAGGATCCTCTTTTGGATCAATCTTCCCTATCGGTAGTTCGAGCTTCTTTTCGATTAGATCCGTTGCAACAGTAGATGCTTTGACTCCAGGGCTATATCTTTCACTTGCCAAACACATAGGCCAGATATCGGTGGTATCGCCTACCCGCACATGTAACATGTGTGTAGTGGGGCTAACAGTGTCGACGATAATGTCCTCGATAGTGCCTTCAAGCAACAGCTCTTTATGATCCTCAAACGGGGCGTAACCAGCTTCTATCTTTACCAAATCATGTCGCTTAAATTCCGTTATCAGCTGACGCCCAGGGTTATATATCCAAAAATCTCCAGTGTTTGAATCAGATGAAATATCAAACGGAAAATGGAAACGGATAAGAAACCTTGCGCCGCGTGAATGTTCGCCTCGATGTTTTTGAAGTTGTTCTTGTGAAAAGATCTCAGTGCCGCTTGCGGTAGTAATCTTAATGCGCCAGCCGCCGCCTTCTCCCTTAAAGGACGCAATAGGCTTAGCCATTGCTCTCCTTGAACACATATAGCTTGACAGCTCTACCTAAGTTGTCAGTTGTAACGTCGGTTTCTTTGCCCGACGTATCAAGCGGTAAAACATGCAAGCCACGCAATGCAGAAGCAGTAACGCCGGCAAACATGTCTTCTGCGTATACAAGGCGACGCTGGTCTACAAGCATTACATTGTTATAAGCAACACCGTAGGTTACATATCCTGCAACATCGTTTCCGCGTAACCAGAAGCTAATATCCTTTCCATCGATACGGACAGTAAACCATTGATAAGGCACACTACCCGTGACAAGAGAAATAGCCCCATACAAGAGCGATCCAACCACATAACCAATGGTGATTGATGGTGTAACTATCATTGATGCTGTTGCCGCGCCCGTTGCTGCAGTTGCGTCGTCCTGGCTCACACCGTCCATCGACTGTCGCCCACGGCTATAGGCTGCATCTGAAGATATCTCATCGCCATCAGCGGTGAATACAACCGAACGAAAGTTAATCTTAGCCCCAATTATATTTATTGGTTTTGTATTACCTTTCATAGCCTCAAACTTCTTTATGCCTAATCCCCCAATAACAAGACCAGGCTGGACTATTTGAGAATATGATGTTTGATGAACGAAAATATACGATGTCCATTTGAATGTGCTATCTCGATTGGAGAACGCCGCAAGCTTGTTGTACTGCTCCATTTCGTAGCCTGGCCCACCTTGCCCTTGGTTGCCAGGCTCTCCGACAAAGTCCGCTATGACATCCAGCTCTAATGGCTCGTGGTTTATATTTTCGGCCAAGGCCACATCAGTAGCTGCTGTGTCTGTGTCAATAGGCTGATCAGGTAAATCGTTAGGAAATGTAATCCGCTCGGAAAGAACCGCCCAGAGTAATACTTTCTCTCCAGTCTGTTCGTCCTCTAAGATAGCATTGTGCATTATCGCTCCATTGCTTCGCGCTTTAGCATACCTTGTTCAAACGATCGCGCCATCTGCCTTGTTGTGGCTTCTTCGTAGCGTGATATTTCTTCTACAGCACGACTACCCGCGTCCTCAGCATCCTTAACGCCATTGATCTCCATGTGCTCAATTTGGACACTGGAAGTAACATTCATCGGCTGGGTGCCATACTGTATACGATTAAAGGGTATAACCATCTCCGGGCCACGTTCGCGCCTGTAGCGTAAGCATACTGATACGCTCCTGGGGCTGTTGACCTGCCTTCGTTATATTGCTCTTGATACCCTAGAACCCTGGCCAAGATATCGAAGATGAAAGTAAGGATATCTATAACAGGCTGAAAGAACTTTAACGCTGCGCTCACTAGCTTCTCCAGAGAATCCATCACGGGGCGCAAAAAGTTACTTAGCACATTAATAATCGGATCGACAACTACGCTCATCAGCTTGGCCTCTATACCGCCCAGAAGGGACGCCCCAGTCTTCATAACCAGGTCAAGCCCCCAGTCTTTTAGTGCGCTGCCTATACCACCGCTTGC